CGCATCTGGCGGCGCGGGATCCGGCCTGATCCAGATCTGACAGTCTCGGAATGGGCAGATGCGCATCGCAAACTGTCGTCCCGCGCCAGTGCTGAACCCGGGCAATATCGCACGGCGCGCACGCCCTATCTGCGTGAGATCATGGACGCACTGTCGCCGCGCCACCCGGCGCAGCGGATCAGTTTCATGAAGGCCGCACAGGTCGGCGCCACGGAGGCGGGTAATAACTGGATCGGCTTTGTCATTCACCACGCGCCGGGCCCGATGCTGGCGGTGCTGCCCACGCTGGAGATGGCAAAACGTACCTCGCGGGGTCGGATTGATCCGCTGATCGAGGACAGCCCGGCACTGCGGGAAAAGGTAAGCCCGGCCCGCTCGCGGGATGCGGGAAATTCGATGCTGTCGAAAGAATTCCCCGGCGGTATTCTGGTGTTGACCGGGGCAAACTCGGCCACTGGCCTGCGCTCAATGCCCGCGCGGTATGTGTTTTTGGATGAGGTTGACGCCTATCCGGCATCCGCAGACGAGGAAGGTGACCCGGTCACGCTGGCCTTCCTCATTCAGGGCGAGCCGGTTCGCGACCGCGAGCGGCTCGTCTGGACCTTGGATTTGCGCCCTGCATGAAACTGAAGCTCGCCATTGACCCTGACATTGTCGCCATGATGGCGGCCGAGGTTGCAGCCGGAGAACGCGCCGTGACTGCCGCCATGCGCGAGGCCGGAACGGGCCTGAAATCCGCCTGGCGCGCACAGATCACCGGCGCCGGGCTGGGCAGCCGGCTTGGCAATTCTATTCGGCTCGCCAGCTTCCCAAAGTCCGGCGACAGTCTGAGCGCGGCAGCATTGGTCTGGTCCAACGCACCAGTGATCGTCGGCGCCCATGACACAGGCCCATTGATCCGGTCCAAGAACGGGTTCTGGCTGGCTATCCCGACTGCGGCCGCTGGCAAAAGCAGCAAGGGTGGACGGATCACCCCCGGCGAATGGGAACGTCGCGCTGGGTTGCGGCTCCGGTTCATCTACCGTCGTCGCGGACCGAGTCTGCTCGTGGCCGAGGGGCGGCTGAATACGAAAGGTCGCGCTGTGGCGAGCAAGTCAAAAACCGGGCGCGGCGTGGCAACCGTGCCGATCTTCCTGCTCGTGCAGCAAGTCAAACTCCGAAAGCGGCTGGATCTGGCGCGGGATGCTGTGCGGGCGGCGGACGGTGTGCCGGGGTTGATCGTGTCGAACTGGGTGGAGGGGGAACTGTGACGCAGCTCTCGCGTCATTTCTGCTCCAGCAGATCGACAAACTCGCCGCCGGTTTTCTGAACGCTGGCAAGCAGCGCTTTCCAGTCTCCAGGCGGGTTTCCATCCTCGATCATACCTTTGAACACCCGATAGGCATCGGTGCGGCTGTCATAGGCGCGAAGCGTCGTATCGTCGTTCACCCACGCAAAGATGATCACGCGGCTTTCAACGTGAAAACGGAAGAACAGCCGGTACTGCTGAAAGAATTTCGCCCGAAACCAGTGCCGGTGCTCGTCACCCAGCGTGTTGCCCTGCCGGAACTTCGGTTCGGTTGGGTCAGACGGGATCTCTTCAAAGATCAGCTTGGTGATCGCCGCGAGCCGCTTCGTGGCGTTCTTGCTACGATAACCAGCGGGGTTGGCTGCTTTGAGGGCCGTGACCTTTTCGACCAGCGCCGCGACTTGATCGAGAAAAAGAGGATGCGCGAACAGGGTCCATCCGTTCACGACCAACGGCACGACGGAATCGCCCGTCATTCATCTTCAGGCGAAAGAGCCGCATTGAGGTCAAGCTCGACACCCTCGGCCAGTTCAAACAGCTTGGCACGAAGGGACGTGTCGAGCGCACGAATGTGGCCGGGATTTTGGCTGATGTCCTGCGCCAGAAACGACAGAAACGCGCCGATGGCAGGGTCTTTCCCGACCTCCGAAACGCGACTGAGAAGAACATCGCCTTCCGGCAGAATGGTGTAGGAGATGCGGTCACGCTTCTTGAGGCCGAGCGCCTTGCGCACGACTCCAGGCATCGTCGTCTGATACTTGTCGGTCAGCGTGGACTCGACCTTGAGTTCGGCAAGCATGTGATTCTCCTTTACGTCGCCAAACCAAGGTAATGCAATCGCATTACCTAATCAAGAACGCAACGACAGAAACTGCGAGATAGCGTTCCTAGCCGCCCTAAATTTGGTGCCCCCATGCCCACCACCCGCGAAACCATCCTCACTGCACTGTACTCGCGGTTGCAGCCGCTCGCTGCCCTTGTTTTGCGCGACGAGGTGCTGCCCGAGCGGATCCCGGCGGCTGGGCTGATCATCCTGCGCGATGGCCAGCCGGGCGAGCCCGAGGTGACGCTGTCGCCCCTGCTATATCACTATCAGCACCGGGCCGAACTGGAGGTCGTCGTCCAGGCCCCCAATGGCCGGGCCAACGCTTTCGACACCCTGATCGCTGCCATCGGCACCACGCTGGAATCCGACCGCACGCTGGGTGGCCTTTGCGATTGGGTCGAACCCGAAGCCCCGACCTCGGTCGATCTGCCCATCGAGGGCGCGGCGGCGCTGAAAGCCGCGGTCATCACCATCGCCCTGCACTATACCACCACCGGCCCGCTGGCCTGACACCCCAACATAAAAGGAGATCCCCATGGCACGTGCGCAAGGCGCGCGGGCGCAGATGGCGCTTGCGTATGAGACAGTTTACGGCACCCCGCCGGTGAGTGGGTTCCGGCTGATGCCCTTCGCTCGGGCAACGCTGGGATCAGAACAGCCGCTGCTGGAGTCCGAGCTGCTGGGCTATGGCCGCGATCCGCTGGCCCCGATCAAGGATGCGGTGACGGCCGACGGCGAGGTTGTGATCCCGATTGATGTGGAGGCATTCGGCTATTGGCTGAAGGCAGCATTTGGGCAGCCCACCACCTCTGGCACCACGCCCAAGTCTCATACATTCCAGTCGGGCAACTGGACCCTGCCCAGCCTGTCGATTGAAACCGCAATGCCGGAAGTGCCGCGTTTTGCGATGTATTCCGGCTGCGTGCTCGACCAATTGTCTTGGCAGATGCAACGCTCCGGCCTGTTGACCGCGACAGCGCGTTTGGTGGCGCAGGGTGAGGCCATCGCTGCCGTTACCGCCGCAGGCACACCGACAGCGTTGAGCCTTCAGCGCTTCGGCCATTTCAACGGCACGGTGAAACGCAATGGCACTGCGCTGGGCAACGTGGTGTCGGCCGAAATCACCTATTCGAACAACCTTGACCGGATCGAGACCATCCGTGGCGACGGTCGTATCGATGGGGCCGACCCGACCATGGCAGCACTCACCGGGCGCATTGAGGTCCGGTTTTCCGACACGACGCTGGTGACCCAAGCCATCGATGGCAGCCCTTGCGAATTGGAATTCAACTACAGCCTCGGGGCCAATGCCAGCTTCACCTTCACCGCCCATGCCGTCTACCTGCCCCGCCCACGGATTGAGATCGCGGGGCCCCAAGGCGTGCAGGCCAGTTTTGACTGGCAAGCTGCCAAGGCTATCAGCCCCGCACGCATGTGCACCGCCGTCCTTATCAACAGCATTGTGAGCTATTGAATCGCACGCCAAATCCAATCCGCCCAGTGGAGGCTGTCCCCGAATAGCTGTATCTTTACAGATGATTCCCCGATGAAAGGTTCCGCATATGACACCCGCCGAAATCATGACGGCATTGGCAGCCACCGGTCCCCTGCCGCGCGAAGCATTGGAGGCGGCAGGGAAATCCCGCGACGCCATGGTGCCTGTCTTTCTGGACCACATCGACCAACTGCAATCGGCAAAGATCGACGACCTCGAGGGCATGGGGGCCTCCGTCTTCATCTTCTTTCTGCTCGCCGAATGGCGCGAGACCAAGGCCTATCGGCCCCTCGCAACACTGCTTCGGCGCGATCCGGCGTTTCTGGATGCCCTGCTGGGGGATTTGATCACAGAAGCCTCGGCCGGTGTCATGGCGGGGATTTTTGATGGTGATTTGCAGCCACTGTTCGACATCGTCATGGATAACGATGCTGACGGCTTTGTGCGCGGCGAGATGTTTGACACTCTGGCCATCCTGGCCTTGGAGGATCCCGAGCTTCGGCCCCGCATCACGGCGTTCTTGGTCGACTTCTTCGACCTGACAGGCCGCGTGACCGGCGAAGAGATCTGGTGGGCATGGGCCGAATGTATCGCCGCTCTCGGGCTGGTGGATCTGGAACCTTCGGTGCGCGCCGTGTTCGACAAGGGGCTGATTACGCCCGATCATAGCCGCATCGAGGACTTTACACAGCGGCTTCAGGCGACAGTGGATGCCGGTCGGCCTGAATGGCTTACCAATTCCTCGAGCAACACCCTGATCACCGACACCATCGCGGAACTTGAGCCATGGTACTGCTTCACCCCGGAATACCTGGCCAAGAAGGCTTCAGGGCGGTTGAACATGCTGTCATCCCTGATGCCGCGAGCCGGTGACCCGTTCAACAGCGTCTTCACCGGAAAAACTGGGCGAAACGATCCCTGCCCCTGTGGCAGCGGCAAGAAGTTCAAGAAATGCTGTCTGCAATGATCTGACCCGCTCACTCCGACAGCAAACCAACCTCACCAGCGACGTGTCCCGGCACGTCGCTTTTGTTTTGAGAAAGGCTAACCGATGATCCGATTAAACCTGACCGCCGCGCCGCAATGGCTTGAGCTTGCCCCGGGCCTGCGCTTGCTGGTGGCACCTCTGACCACTGCATTGATGGTCTCGGCCCGCGCGGATCCGGCCATTGAGGCAATGCCAGATACCTCCACCCAAGAGGAACTTGCCCTCACCATGGCGAAAGCTGTCGCCCGCCGGGCTGTCTTGGATTGGGAAGGTGTGGGGGATGACACGGGCACAATTGTGCCCGTCACGCCCGAAGGCATCAACGCCCTGCTGGAAATCTGGCCGGTTTTTGAGGCCTTCCAAACCCAATACGTCGCACGCGGGTTGATTCTGGACGCGGAAAAAAACGTCTCCGCGCCCTCGCCGAGTGGTCCTTCGGCGGGGGCGATAGGTACTGCGCCGCCTGCGCGGGGCCGTGCCCGGACTGCCCCACAAGACTGAATAGGCCGCAGACGCCAGAGGGCTGGCAGATCTGGGATCTGGTCGGCCGCCTCGGTGGACAATTGCGGGTGATCCCCGGCGCAGTGCTGGGCTGGGATATGGGCGCGGCCTTGGCCCTCGCAACCGCGTTGGGCATCGACACGCTGATCGCCGCTGAACTGCTGCCGGAAATCGAGGCCGTGATGGTGCGAAAGCTGAACGAGCAGATTGCGGATAACGGCACCTCTGGCGTCAGCTCTTGATCTTCTCGATCAGGGTGACCCCAGGCAGTCCTTCGAAATGCGCGTCGCAGGTCAGCAGCGTCGCCCCACGCGCCCGCGCCGTAGCAAACAGGATGGCATCTGCCGTTGCCAACTTGTGGGTGCGGCAGGCCTCGGCCGCGCCAAGCGCAATCTCGGTATCAAGCGGGACGATCTGACAGACCTGCGTAAAAGCGATCACCTGATCGGCCTTGTCCTCGCCGACCTCACGCGTGAGCCATTTTGCAAGTTCCAACTGCACCATCGTCGGCACAAGCCAATCCGCTTGCTCCGGCAGATGTTTTGTCAGTTTGTCCCCGGTTGGGGACCCTATCAGCCACTCAATCCAAGCCGATGTGTCGACGAGGACTATCAAAAGCGGTCCTGTCGATCACGATAGTCTGTCCCGTTTGCCCCTTGGGCGAGACCCTTCAGCGCATCCCGCTTCGGGATGGGCACAAGCAAAACACCTGTTCCCTTGGGGATGAAGGCAAAGGTTAACCCTGCCTCCCAAGCTTGGGCTGAGCGGATCGCCTTGGGAATAGAGATTTGAAACTTTGTGGACAGAGTGGCTGTCTCTGACATGATCATACCCTCTCTAGATCGATAAGCTAAACGTAAGACACTCTGCTCCAAATTTCAAGGATCCAGTTCCATGGCTGAAAAACGCGTCTCCGTCCGCCTAGTGGCCGAGGGCGGCCGCCAGGTGCGTGCCGAGTTGGAAGGCATCGGGGACGCTGGCGCGCGCGGCTTTGGCCGTCTGTCGTCAGAGATGGAACTGGCCAATGCTCGGCTTGGCAGCTTTGCCCGCAAGGCGGGGATCGCGCTGGCGGCGGTGACCGTCGCTGCGGCGGCGGCTGGCGTGGCGATGATCCGCTCGGGCCTCGCGAATGTCGATGCTCAGGCCAAACTGGCGCAATCGATGCGGACCACGGTCGAGAGTGTGCAAACGCTGACTTGGGCCGGTGAACTGGCGGGCGTGTCGATGGGCGAGATTGAGCAGGCGACCAAAAAGCTGACCACCCGGCTGTCCGAAGCGGCGACGGGATCGGGATCTGCTGTGGGGGCGTTGCAGCGGTTGAACCTCACGGCGGCACAATTGCAGGCGATGCCCCTCGACCAGCGCATCATCGCGATTCAGGAGGCGCTGAACCAGTTTGTCCCCGAGGCCGAACGTGCTGCTGTCGCCTCCGACCTCTTCGGCGATAAGGCAGCGCTCGCGTTTCTACGGATCGATTCCGCCACCCTGCGGGAAGCAGCACAGGATGTGCGTGACTTTGGCGTGGCTGTGAGTGCCAGCGACGCATCCCAGATTGAACGCACGGGTGATGCCATCGCGCGCCTCAGCCTGATCTGGATCGGTCTGACCAACCGCCTGACGGTCGCCGCCGCCCCGGCGCTGGAAGCTGTGGCCAATGCGCTGGCGGACATGGCGCGCAGCACAGGACCCATTGGCATCGCAATCACGGCCCTGTTCGACAACATCGGTCGCCTGACCACCTATGCCGCGACCTTTGCTGCCCTCATGGCGGGGCGCTGGGTGGCGGGGCTGGCGGCCGCCGCCCTATCCGTTCGCGGGCTGGCCACCGGCCTTGTGTTCCTGCGCGGGGCGCTGATCCGCACGGGGATTGGTGCGCTGATCGTCGGCGCTGGCGAGTTGGTGTTTCAGTTCACCCGGCTCGTCGCGGGTGCGGGTGGATTTGGCGCAGCTATTGGCCTGCTGAAGGATCTGGCACTCGAGGTCTGGGACCGCATTGGTCTGGGTGCGGCTTCGGCCTGGTCAAGGATCGAGGCCAGCTGGGCGGGGCTGCAGGCCACCATCTATAGCGCGATGCAGTCGTCCGTTGAAGCGGTGACGAGCTTTGGCAATTCGGCGGCGGGCATCTTCAAGGGCGCCTATGACGCCGTGAAGGCGATCTGGGGTCAACTGCCATCGGCCATCGGCGATTTCGCGTTCCAAGCCGCAAACGGTCTGATCAGCGGCGTCGAGGCGATGCTGAACGGCGTCGTCACCCGGATCAACAACTTCATAAACGCCTTGAATGGCGCGCTGGACCTGCTGCCCGATTGGGCCGTCGGCGAAGGTGGCGTCAAGATCGGCACGCTGGACCCAGTGGCGCTGGGCCGGATCGACAATCCGTTTGCAGGATCCGCCGCAGCGGCCGGAACCGCTGCCGCCGAAGCGTTCTCAGCCGCAATGGCGCAGACCTATGTCAGCACCCCCGACCTTGGTCTGACCGGGATGGCCGAGGACGCAACATTCAGGGCCGAGGCATATCGCGAGGCTTCCGGCATGCTGGCCGATGCAGCCGCGCGCCCCATGCAAAGCTGGCAGGCATTGAAAGACGCTGTTGCGGGCGCAGGCACAGAGGGCGAAGCGGCGCTGAACGGGGCGACGGATGCTGCCGACCGGCTGGACGAGTCGATGACCGAGGCCGGGCGCGCCGCCGGTGGCGCGGGTGCAGCCGCAGCTGACGGGGCCGATGTTGCCAAGACCGGATGGGAGGCGGCGGTTGCGACCCTCGCCGACTATGCCGCCAAGGCACGCGACATCGGGGGCGATATCGGCAATGCGTTGGTCGGAGCGTTCACCTCGGCCGAAAATGCAGTCGGTGAATTCGTCAAAACCGGCAAGCTGGATTTCCGCGACCTTGTCACATCCATGATCGCTGATCTGGCCAAACTGGCGGCGCGGCGCTTCATCCTCGGGCCGATTGCCAACGCGCTTTCTGGTGCGCTGAGCGGTGCGGGTGGTCTGTTCGCGAACATCCTGCATGCCGGTGGTGTGGTCGGATCACCAGCACCCAGCCGCATGGTGCCCGCCATGGCCTTCGCGGGTGCCCCGCGCATGCATGCGGGTGGTTGGGCCGGGATCAAGCCTGACGAGGTTCCGGCAATCTTGCAGCGCGGCGAGCGGGTTTTGTCGCGTCGCGAGGCGGCTGGCTACCGCCAAGGGCAGAGTGCTGCGCCAAATATCTCGGTGACCATCATGTCGCGTGACGCTGAAAGCTTCCGGCAATCGCGCACGCAGGTCGCAGCCGACATTGCCCGCGCCGTATCGCTGGGCCGGAGGGGCATGTGAGTGCGACCCAGCAAGTGGGAACCGGTTGCGGGGACCAGAGCGCGAACCACGGAGGATATTGATGGCGTTTCATGACGTTCGGTTCCCCGACAATATCAGCCGTGGTGCGCGCGGCGGGCCGGAACGGCGCACCCAAATTGTCGAACTTGCGAGCGGCGATGAGGAACGCAACGCCAGCTGGGCCAACAGCCGCCGCAGGTATGATGTCGCCTATGGCATCCGCCGGTCCGATGATCTGGCATCTGTCGTCGCCTTCTTCGAGGCCCGCAACGGTCGCCTGCACGGGTTTCGCTACAAGGATTGGGCCGATTACAAATCAGGTCTGCCCTCGCAGCCGATTACCCCCACCGACCAGCAAATCGGGACCGGGAACGGCAGCCTGAAAACCTTCCAGCTGGCCAAACGCTATATCTCCGGCGCGCAAAGCTGGACCCGGACGATTGCCAAACCTGTGGCTGGCACGGTTCGTATTGCGCTGGGCATGGTGGAGCAGATGTCGGGTTGGACCGTCGATGCCACCACCGGCGTCGTCACCTTCACCACGGCACCGGGAAACGGCGTCATTGTCCGCGCTGGCTTCGAATTCGATGTGCCGGTGCGTTTCGACACCGATGTGCTCGACGTCACCCTTGATATTGAACGGCTGGGATCAATCACCTCGATCCCCCTGCTGGAGATCCGCAGATGAAATCCCTCTCCCCTGCGCTGCAGGCCCATCTCGACGATGGCACTACCACCTTGTCTTGGTGCTGGCGGATTTCGCGGGCAGATGGCGTGGCGCTGGGCTTCACGGATCATGATCGAGTCCTCAGCTTCGATGGCACCGCGTTTGAACCGGAGAGTGGATTTGCGGCGTCAGAAATCCGCTCCGGCTCCGACCTGGCTGTGGATGCACAGGATGCCACCGGCGTGCTGACCTCGGACCGCATCACGGAAACCGACATCCTCGACGGGCGCTGGGACAATGCGGCGGTGGAGTTGTGGCGGGTGAATTGGGCCGACACCAGCCAGCGCGTTTTGCTGCGCCGGGGCGCGGTGGGTCAAATCCGGCGCGGCCGCATGGCTTTTGTGGCCGAGGTGCGCAGCCTTGCGCATGTTCTTGGCCAGACCGTCGGGCGGACGTTTCAGGCGGGCTGCGACGCGGCACTGGGCGATGCCCGCTGCGGGATCAACCTTGAAAACGCTGTCTACAAGGGCACGGGCGTAGTCACTGACCTGTTACGCGACCGGGCGTTCATGGCTTCAGGGCTGTCTGGTTTTGACGCTGGGTGGTTCACTTCCGGCACGCTGACATGGACCAGCGGTGCCAATGCCGGGCGGATCACCGAAGTTTTGTCTCATGGTTTGGCCGATACCATCGCGACCCTGACCCTGCTGGAAGCCCCGGTGCGCGCCATCGCTGAGGGCGATAGCTTCATCGCGCGGGCGGGCTGCGACAAGCGCATCGCGACCTGCGGGGCCAAGTTCGCCAACACCGTCAACTTCCGGGGCTTCCCGAACATTCCGGGGCAGGACGCGGTGCTGCGTTACGCCAGCCAGGACGGCGGCCATGAGGGGAACGTGCTGTGACGACTGCCGATCCCGTCTTGGTCATCAGCGTCGCGCGGTCTTGGCTTGGCACACCCTACCACGATCAGGCCAGTTTACGCGGCGTTGGCTGCGATTGCCTTGGCCTCGCGCGCGGCGTCTGGCGCGAGGTTGTAGGAGAAGAGCCATTCCCGATCCCGCCCTACAGCCGGGATTGGGGCGAGACCGGGCCACGAGAAGTTCTGGCAGAAGGCGCGCGCAAGATGATGCCGGAAATCACCCCCTCTGACGCCGGGCCCAGCGCGCTGGTCCTGTTCCGGATGGCCCCGCGCGCCATCGCCAAGCATGTCGGCATCCTCACCGCACCTGACAGCTTCATCCATTCCTATGAACGGTTTGGCGTCGTCGAGGAATTTCTGACCCCCACTTGGCGGCGGCGCATTGCCTTTGCCTTGGAACGGTCTACGTCTCCGTCGTTAGCAACCGAGATGCCGACGTTGACCGACGCAGTCGGCAACCTGATCGATTTTGGACTGCTGCCCGGCCAGGTCCATGATCTGCCCCGCACGGCGGCGCTCATCGAGGGGCTGTTCTGCGGGAAGCTCCGCGCGGACCAAGCGCAATCAGCATGGTGAGCGGGCATCCACCATCGTTGTCGGCACCGAGCGGTTGCTGACGCGCGGCAAATGGCGAACGGTCGAGGTCTTAGCCTGCCCGGTCACCTGGAGACCACATCCGGAACAAATCGCATCCGCCCGGTGTGGCTATGAGGATTGGTGGCAGGCTCTGGACTGGGTCCGGGATGGGTTGTTGGCGGGAGGTATGCTGCGGGACATCGAGGTGACCGCGGTGATGCCGAAGGTGCGGCCTTGGATACAGAAAGCTTCAACCAGCCCCACATGAGAAATGATTCTGGCGAGAATCATTGCGTTTTCCGTGGCATACCGCAAAAGTTGTGTGATGAGCGCGACAGGTAGCAATTTTGATTTTCTTGAGCATTTAGATCTTGAGCTTGCCAATCTTGGCAGGCTCGCAGAAAGCTATTTTCAGGATGACCCTAGCACTAGCCTGATCAAACTAAGGCAATTTACCGAACGGCTTACAAAACGTCATGCGGCGCTCATGGGTATTGAGATCCAGCCCGCCGACACGCAAGCGGACTTGCTCCGCAAGTTAAAATTCGAAAGGGCGGCCCCTGACCCAGATGAAGCCTGTGGCCAGCAATCCTAAGCTGACCTTTGGGCAGCTGTTCGATGAACTTGCCTCAGTCACCGAAGACGACCAGCGTGAACTTGTACGTGACCAGGTTCTGGCCAAACTGCACCGCAGACTGCGCAAGCTGCCAAGCAAGGTGGCACTGGCAATCCAAGAGTTGACAGGCGAGACGGCCGAGGATCTGCGCGATCGCCTCAAAAACAACTCGGTCGAGCACGCCGCAGCTTTCGCCAAAAAATTTGCTGGTATCGGAAAAATACTAGATTGGAATCCAGACGGATCCGGGCCAAATTTGATCCCAATTTCACATCACCCAGACAGTATTCACACGGTTACAACTGGTTACGGCGAATATGAAAAACCCGAAGACTTTCTCGACACCTTCACCTCGTTCATAAAAAATAATGTGAACCAGATCGCAGCTCTCACAGTCGTAGTTCAACGTCCACGTGAATTGACGCGGGCCGAGTTGCGCGCCCTACGGCTGGAACTCGATAAGATGGGCTTTTCCGAAACCAGCCTACGCCGAGCGTGGAACGATGCCTCGAACGAAGATATCGCGGCATCCATCATTGGCTTTGTCCGCCAAGCGGCCTTGGGCGATGCGCTGATTCCTTTTGAAAAAAGGGTTCAGGCGGCCACCAAGGCGATTTTGACCAAGTCAAAATGGACCGATCCGCAGAAGACCTGGCTTCGGCGCATTGCAGAACAGATCACGAAAGAAATCGTCGTAGACCGTGACAGCATTGACCAAGGCACTTTTGCGGCCCAAGGAGGCTTCAATCGTCTCAATCGAGTGTTTAATGGTAAGCTGGAAAACATCTTGCACGATTTCAATGAAGAACTCTGGAAAGTAAGCGCATGAACCCCAATACCGCAGATATCGTCGCCAAACTTTGGCGCGAGGCCAAAACGCTGCAGGGCGCGGGCATCTCTATCCTGCATTATGTCAACGAATTGACATACCTTTTATTTCTTAAAATGCTGGAAGAAACCAAGCAGACTGCGCTTATCCCCTCCCAATACAGCTGGACCGAGCTGTCGAAAGCAGAGGGCGGCGATCAGCTTCGCTACTATAAAAAACTCCTGCTCGATCTTGGCGATCCCGAAATCGTCCAAAACCCTATGGTCTTGGCGATTTTCACAGATGCTATCACGCACCTGCGTGAGCCAAAAGACCTCAAGGCGCTGACAACCAACATCGACAAGATCGACTGGTTCTCTGCCCGCGAGGATGGATTGGGTGACATGTACGAAGGCCTGATGCAAAAGGTCATGTCCGACACCAAGTCCAAGGCGGGCCAATACTTCACCCCCCGCGCGCTGATCGATAGCATTATTCGCCTTGTGAAACCGCAGCCAGGTGAGATCATCCAAGACCCTGCCGCAGGGACCGCAGGTTTTCTGATCGCGGCGGATCGCTATATCAAAGACGCGACCGACGATCTATTTGAATTGTCTGAGGAAAAGGGTAATTTCCAACGCCGCCTTGCGTTTCGCGGCCATGAATGGGTGCCCGACACGCATCGCCTGTGTGTGATGAACATGCTGCTGCACGGCATTGAAAGCCTTGTCGGCTGCGAGGATAGCTGCGCGCCGCAGGGCGAAGTCTTGGGCAAAGCCGATCTGATCTTGACCAACCCGCCGTTCAACAAGATGCCGTCCAACACCAACCGCCCCGATTTCACCCTGACAGCGGGCGAACGTGTCGGGCCGATGCCGTTTCTGGAACATGCGATCCGCAGCCTGAAACCGGGCGGGCGCTGCGCGATTGTCATGCCCGACAACATCCTGTTCGGCGATGGCGCGGGGGCCGAACTGCGTCGGTTCCTGATGGTGAACTGCAACTTGCACACGATCCTGCGCCTGCCGACGGGGATCTTCTATGCCCAAGGGGTCAAGACAAACGTGATGTTCTTTACCCGCGTGACGGATAAGGTCTATCCGGCCAATCACACCACCCACGCCACCAAGGATGTCTGGTTCTATGACCTGCGCAGCAATATGCCATCCTTTGGCAAGACCAACGCGCTGACGGCCGCGCATTTCGCGGAGTTCGAGGCCGCCTTCGGTGCCGATCCCCATGGCGGATCGGCGCGCGAAGACGAAGGAGAGGCTGGCCGCTGGCGGTGCCTGTCGCGCGAAGCAATCACCACGCGGGCCGACAACCTTGACTGGACATGGCTGCGCAACGAGTCCGGCGACCCCGAAGATACGATGACCGAGCCAGACGAGATCGCCGCCGCGATCATGGGCCACCTGCGCGCCGCACTTGACGAGATAGAAGGGCTGGCAGAGGACTTGGACGCCGCGCCAACAGTAGAGGCGGCAGAATGACGGGGCTGTCGCAGGGGTGGGCAAACGTCAGCGTTCGCGATGTCGTCGATGACTATGAAACGATTGATCCTCAAAGAACACCAGACAAGAATTTCGCCTATGTCGATATCGGGGCAATAGACAACTCGGTTCAGAAGATCACTGACCCGAAGGAGTTTATTGGGAAGGATGCGCCTTCACGGGCTAGGCGAGTCATCAGGACAAACGATGTCCTTTTCTCGACAGTCCGCACCTACTTGAAGAACGTCGCGAAGGTGCCTCCAGAGCTGAATGAGCAGCTAACATCGACGGGCATATGTGTCCTGCGAGCGAATACAGCGATCGACCCAGCCTATCTTTTCCATTGGGCAAGCTCGACCGAGTTCATCAACAAAATCTCGGAGGCACAAGACGGAACGATGTATCCAGCGGTACGGGATGAAGACGTTCTTGCGGGGCCAATCCCTCTCCCGCCATTCCCCGAGCAGCGGCGGATTGTGCGCAAGCTCGACACCCTCAGCGCCCGCATCCTCACCGCCCGCAGCCACCTCAGCGCCATCGAAAAGCTGGTGGAGCGGATGAGAGGCGCAATTCTTTCGGAAGCCTTGAACGGACGTCTCGTTGCCTCGCAGCTTGACTGCGGCGAGCCCACTGAACTGGGCCGCTTCATTGTAGGCATCGAACAGGGCTGGAGCCCAAAGTGCGACAATGAACCTGAACTCGACCCTACCAAGTGGGCCGTTTTGACCACCACAGCAATTCAACCGATTACCTTCGACAGCACTGAGAACAAGCGACTTCCTGCAAGCCTATCGCCACGGCCCCACCTAGAATTGGAAGTTGGCAATGTCCTGATGACCAGAGCCGGGCCGCGCGTTCGCTGTGCCGTCTGTTGCTATGTTGCAGAGACCACGCCGCGTCGAATTTTCTCGGATAAAGTCTACCGCATCCGCTTGGATCAGTCCATCGAACCTGAGTTCTTTGTCATGGTGATGAATGCGCCGGAAATGGTTCGGGCATTAGACGTGATCAAGTCGGGTGGTAGCGAAAGCGGCCTGAACCTGACCCAAGATCGGCTGAAAAGCCTTTCGATCAACGTATGGGATCGCTCTACACAGGTTAAAGTGGTCGCGGAGATCAAAAGGCAATTCGCTAAGATCGACAGCCTTATCGCCGAGGCTGCAAAGGCCCAAAAACTTCTCAGCCACCTCGACCAACGCATTCTTGCCAAAGCCTTCGCAGGCGACCTCGTCCCCCAAGACCCAAATGATGAGCACGCCAATGTGTTGCTAGAGCGGGTCCGTGAGGCCCGCGCCAATGCGCCGAAGAAATCGCGCCAAAGACGCACGGAAGTATATGCCATGAAAGAAGACCCAAAAGATCGCTTGCTTGCCGATAGCGCCAGTTGGCCGGAAAACGGCCTGCATTTCGAGGATGTCGCAAAGCGGGTTAAGATGCCCCACAATAGTCTTCGCGATGCGTTGTTTGAACTGCTTGGTGGGACAAAGCCCCAGCTTGAACAGGTCTTTGACAAGACCGAGGAACGCATGCGCCTGAAACGGGTTGCGCAATGAGGCTACGGCTCCTCAAAATCGAGAGGTCGGCCGCCGGGGGCGGTCTGTTTGACGGTTGTGAGATTTGGTTCGGCCGCGAGTTGGATGGCAAGTCAAACGAGCCCCTCGCACCGGTTTGCCTGATTGGCCCAAATGGGTCTGGCAAGTCCCAGTTCCTGCAATTAATCGCAGAGATTTTTCAGGCAGCTTGGCATGAGCACGCCCCGCGCGAAGAGCGCCGCAGCGCGAATGAACAGGTGTTATTCGACCTTGCCTATATGATGACACCGGATGGGGCCGACAAACCTGAGACGGTTCGGCTTGTGCGAACCATGAAAGGCAAGAAGGTCGGCCCCATCGAATTGCTTCGAGGGGAGGATGAGGTGTTGAAGGCTGGTATGCCCGATTTCGGGAAGTATCTTCCTTCGATGGTCATCGGCTATACTTCAGGCGATAACGAGACCCTGAGCTTGCCTTTTCTCTCCAGCCGCAGTGGATATGCTGATGACGTTGCGCGAGCGGCGCTTGGTGACAAACCGGACAAATCGATTCCCGACAACCGGCTGATGCTGATTGACTACGCCACCAACCTCGAGGTGCTTTTTTCCAACCTCATGCTTGGGTCAAAGCACGTGCGCGGCGAAATTTTGCGTCATGCGGGCTTGGACGATTTGGCATCGTGCCGGTGCGTCGTTCGACTGGCGCATTCGGTCGTGCCAAAAGCGCCGAAGGCACAGGCGGCAAAGTCGAAACGCAAAGGCATCCAGCTGACCGCTGAGCTGGAGGAGATCATTGGTCGCCTCAAAAGCATTGCGACCTGCTGGAGCGTTGAAGAGAAAACGGAAACCTACACGTTTGATTTCTTCATCACGGAGGCTACCAGAGAAGCGTTCGGGTATTATTGGCCAGAAGGCGCATTTGCGCTCTATAAATCATTGCACAAGCTTGCTCTGCTCAACGATCTGGCCATTCCGAAACCGACACGTGAACGTCTTAAGCGGGAGATCAAGGATCGCAAGTTCGCTTCAAGACCCCCGCAACCGCAACAAGAGCAAATGGTTTTTGCGTTTGAAGAGGTAAAGTTTTGGCTCGAGGATCGGTCAGCTGCGGCGGTTGATTACGTGTCATTGTCGGATGGTGAGCATCAGCAGGCTCTTGTTCTTGGGGCATATGCGATGGTTCAGGATACCAATGCCGTTTTTTTACTTGATGAACCTGAGTCCCACTTCAATCCAATATGGCGGGTTAAGTTCTTTCAAAGACTTTTGGACATGACAGGTGCCCGAGGTAATCAAGATGTTCTGCTGACCACGCACGCGCCGTTTGTGCCGTCGGATATGCCGCGAGAACAAGTGATGATCTTTTCTCGCAATGTGGATACCGGCAAAATCAACGTGGCGGCTCCAAATATTGAGACTTTCGGAGCAACATTCGACAGAATTCTTGAAACCTGCTTTAATATTAGGCCGCAGAATTCCTATATTGCCGAAAAGAAAATCGAGAAGCTGCTAGGTTCAGAAAACCTTGCAGACGTTGAGGCAGGGTTTCATGATCTTGGCCCCTCAACGGGAAAAGCAGTTCTTGCTGATCATCTGCGCAAATTGAAGAAAAAGCTCGACTGATGTTGTTTGTTTTTCCGGTAAACACATTAGGTCTCAATTGGCTTAATGCCAAGATTATTGAAACTTTGGTTTTGGGCCTAGACGCAATAGATGCAGATGGACAGCCCGAAGCATGGCCCAATTGTTTACCAAATGATCGGCGCGACATATTACGTCGAAGAACAGGGCTTAGGCCAAAACTACGCGTTTTTTGGGAGGCATATTCTGATCTGGATGCGGCTAGCAAGCAGAGAGTGCGTATGTCAATCTCGCGTCAAACTGCTCTTCCTGCGGTTTTTTCAGATGCGCTTCCTTGCCCTACGTCAAACGAGCTTCCGGATGCAGTTAGGCAAAGTGCCGATGTTCTGGCAAATTATCTATTTGGCCAACTTAATGAAATACTCGATGGAGAGAAATGCCTTCGAGACGCTCACTACGAACGCATCCATGACTCTGGAATAAGAACCTGTCCTTTTTGTGGACTCTCCTACTTCCGTCCTGTTGGAGCTCCGAGGAATGCGCTTGACCATTTTATGCCAATTTCACGATATCCTTTTGTGGGAGCGGATTTGAGGAATCTGGCGCCTGCCTGTCACGAATGCAACTCTACCTACAAGGGCGCTGTAGATGTACTTTCAGATGATGCCGGTGCTCGGAGAGTTTGTTCTGACCCGTACGCCGGGCCAACCTTTAGGGTGAGCTTGCAAGGCAGTATCTTGGAAGCTGGGAATGTGATTCGTGGAAGGCATATGCCCCAATGGATCATCTCGTTTTTAGACGGTCCAGCTCCGGAGGCGATTACATGGGATTCGGTTTACCATATTAAGTCCCGGTATGTGACGACTTTGGATGCAGACTTTCACTCTTGGATTGAACACTTCGCCAGATGGTTCGTGCGTGAGCGCGGCCGCGGCCATGGGAAAGCTATCGTAGCGCAAGAACTCCCGAGATACATCAATAATGTTATGCAGGAAGGTTTCGAAGACAGGGCTTTTCTCAAGGTCGAGGCTTTAAGGGTAGTAGAAAGCGCTTGTGCCGCCCCCGCAACACGCAACGCCGCAAGCGAATGGCTTTGGGGCTTTGTGGAATTTGCCGTTTGAATTTCCTCGATTGAGTTTGAAGGTGTTGCGAAGTGGATGTGTGCAGACAGAACAGCCAAATTCCAAGTCATTGCTTTCGCCTAATGAACCGGCAAATAGATAATTCTTGCGTCCGATGGTCACCGGCTTTACGGCCCGACCGGCGGTATCGTTGCCCAACTCCAGATGACTGAGCTCCCCCTTGGCATGGTTCCTCCCCGACCCCGAACGTATGCGGGGGGGCGCAGCGCGGCATTTCGCTAGCGACAGGCAGTTTCACCGGGGAATCCAGGCGGAATCCACTTCGCGCGATCTCGCAGATTAAGTTTATTTAAATCAGTATGTTAACAAATCATGATCGTGGCGTGCTGGATTCTTTTGCGGAATCCAGGGAATCCACTTTTCGGAAGCCACCGTGGCCGGAAGAGCTATGGCTGAATCTGGTGTTTTGGCGATTTGAAGGTTGGCGGCGTATCTGGTTGAATTGTTGTTGCGAGACAGCATGCCAACCGAAGGAGATACACCACCATGGAAACGACTAACATTGTTGAT